GCAGGATCGGTGAAGAACTCGATGGAATCAAAGAGGAATTTGCAGGTCGCGTAGAGAATTTCCTTTCATATGCTTGTGAAGAGTGGATGACTGAGAACGAAATTGCCATTGAAAATGGATTACGTTCAGAAGTTACCGAAGCATTTATGGACGGATTAAAGAAATTGTTCATCGAATCAAACATCAACTTACCAGACGAGAGTTTGGATGCAGTTGCTGAGATGAGCGAGAAACTTGATGAAATGGAGACCCGACTCAACGAACAAATTGAAAAGAACGTTGGATTGCATGAGAAGGTAGGGAACTATCGTAAAAATGAGATCTTGAATGAGTATTCTAGAGGACTTGCAGAAGTTCAAAAGGATAAGTTTACTTCCCTAGCAGAAGCAGTCGAATTCAAAAACGAAGAGTCGTATCGTGAGAAGCTTGGACAAATCAAAGAGAGTTATTTCGGTGCTAAGAAGCCTGAAGTAGCAGAAGAAATCTCAAATGATGAGCCAGCTAAAGTTGAAGCCATTAGCGAAAGCATGTCTTCGTATGTCGAACAGCTAGCTAAAAGGCTATAGACACTGTAAACACTAACTCAAGAACGGAGTAAAACTCGCATGTTTAATGCAGAAAAACTCCAAGAGAAGTGGGCACCAGTACTTAACCATGATGGTCTTCCTGAAATTAAGGACAACTATCGTAAGTCTGTTACCGCAATCCTCTTGGAAAACCAAGAGCGTGCTCTCGCAGAAGAGAGAAGCGTTCTAACTGAGGCACCAACAAACGTTGGTCCTATCAACACACAGACAACTGGATCAGGTGCAGTTGCAGGTTTCGACCCAATACTGATCTCCCTAATCCGTCGTGCTATGCCTAAGCTTATTGCTTATGACATCGCAGGCGTTCAGCCAATGTCTGGTCCTACTGGTCTTATCTTCGCGATGAGAAGTAGATATACCAACCAAACTGGTAACGAAGCATTCTTCAATGAACCAGATGCACAGTTCTCTGGAACTGACGGTGCAACTCCTCCAACAGCAACAACTGAGAAAAACCCAGGTTTGATCAACGATGCTACTGGTGGTGGTACAACCGAAGGTAACTATGACCTTGCTTCTTCTAAGTTCAGTACATCTGAAATGGAAGCACTAGGTGATGGTGCATCAACAGCGTTCATGGAAATGGCGTTCAGCATAGATCGTATTGCTGTTGAAGCAAAAGGTCGTGCGTTAAGAGCAGACTACTCAGTTGAACTTGCTCAAGACTTGAAAGCAATCCACGGATTAGATGCCGAGTCTGAACTAGCAAATATCCTTTCAACAGAGATACTTGCTGAAATCAACCGTGAGGTTGTTAGAACTGTATACAGAGGTGCAAAACCTGGTGCTCAAGCTAACGTAGCTAACGCTGGTGTATTTGACTTAGACGTAGACAGTAATGGAAGATGGTCAGTTGAGAAATTCAAGGGACTATTATTCCAGATTGAGAGAGATGCAAACGCTATTGCACAAAGAACTCGTCGTGGAAAGGGTAACATTATCCTTTGCTCTGCTGACGTTGCTTCTGCACTAACAATGGCTGGTGTTCTAGATTACACCCCTGCACTTAATGTTAACTTAAACGTAGACGACACAGGTAATACATTTGCTGGTGTTATCAACGGTAAGTACAGAGTGTACATCGACCCATTCGCTGCTAACAGTGCTGCAACTCAGTACTATGTTATCGGATACAAAGGTACTTCACCTTACGATGCTGGTCTATTCTATTGTCCTTACGTTCCACTACAGATGGTTAGAGCCGTTGGTCAGGATACATTCCAACCAAAAATTGGCTTTAAGACTCGTTACGGAATGGTTGAGAACCCATTCTCACAAGGTACAACACAAGGAAACGGAACACTTACTGTTAACGCTAACCGTTACTACAGAAGAGTATCTGTTACAAACCTTATGTAAGTCATATTGCATATTTTTTACAGAGACCCGAAAGGGTCTCTTTTTTTGTGTCTAAATAGTAACATGGACGATAAAGAAGCTGCAAAACTTATTATCAAAAGATCAAAGAAAAATCCAATTTTATACTCACCCGCTGAGATTCTTTATGTTAAGAGAATCAAAAAATTGCAAAAAGTAAATGACTGATTCAGTATCACCCTTTGACAAACAGATAGCCAACAGGAACTATATGTCTCCTCTTGGGTTCAAATTAGTTTTAACAAAAACTCCAAAGGTTGATTTTCTTTGCCAATCTGCGAACATACCTTCAATAAGCATGGGAACTGCAATTCAACCATCTTATTTGAAGGATATTCCTGTGCCTGGAGATAAAGTTTTGTATGATGATTTAAACGTTCGATTTCTAGTGGATGAAAAGATGGAAAACTATCTTGCAATCTACAAGTGGATAACTGGTCTTGGATATCCAGAATCTTTAGGTCAATATGATCAGTTAAAAAAAGATGACATCAGAACTGATGCTAGTATCAGTGATGAATCTGACCCTCTTTATTTTCAATACTCGGACGCTACTTTACAAATTTTAAGTAGTAATTATAGGCCAAGTATTCATGTAAACTTTAAAGATGCATTTCCAGTTGCACTATCAACATTAGACTTTGATGTCACAACTCGTGATTACAGTTTCTTCACTGCTTCAGTAACTTTTAAATATACCATATATAATATTACTGACCCAAGTGGTAATCGATTAGATAATTTTCCAAAAAAATAATTTTACATGATAAATCTTGATAAGATTCAGTCCATGTGGCAAGAGGACTGTAAGATTGATATTGATAACATGCATGAAGAATCAATTAAGGTTCCTCAACTGCATTCAAAATATCATGAGATACTCAACAATTTAATTTTATTACGAACCAAAGCTCAGAAAATACAAAAGAGTGTTCGTCATGAAAGATATGAATACTATTCTGGTAAGGCAGATCCAGAAGTGTATGAAAAAGAACCATTTCCAAAGAAAGCTAGAGATAAAGACGCACTAATTAGATACATGGATGCTGATGATCGAGTATCAGATGCTAATTTAAAAGTCGAATACTATGATGTAATGATAAATTATACAGAGAGTATTCTTAAACAGATATCAAATCGTACATATCAAATCAAAAATTCAATTGAATGGCATAAATTCCAAGCTGGATTTACATGACCCACTTAATTATCAAAAAGAAAAATGAAGTCTTTGTTACGATAGACTCGGAACAATATGTGTATCATGAACTTTCAGATCATTTTACATTTGAAGTTCCTGGCGCCAAGTTCATGCCACAATATCGTAATAAGTATTGGGATGGGAAGATCAGACTTTATGATATGAGAAAGAATGAGATCTATACTGGTCTTGTAGATCGAGTCATATCATTTTGTAATCGTAAAGGATATACTTATGAGTTTGAAGGTAGTAAATTCTACGGTTTGCCACTTGAAGAGAATGAAATGATATCACCAGAAGGTGTCACTGATTATGTAAAAAGTATATCAAAACACAAACCCAGACCATATCAAATCATGGGTATTCATGATGCACTGAGACATAATCGTAAGTTATTACTGTCACCAACTGCATCTGGTAAGTCATTAATGATATATGCCATCACAAGATATCATGTTGAACACAGTCGTAGAATACTAATTGTAGTTCCAACTACATCTCTAGTCGAACAGATGTATAAAGACTTTGAAGATTATGGATGGGATGTTGAAAAATATTGTCATCGTGTTTATGCTGGAAGAGATAAAACAAGTAATTATGATGTTACAATCACTACATGGCAGTCAATCTATAAGTTAGATCGAAAGTATTTCAATGATTTTGATGTAGTTATTGGTGATGAAGCACATCTATTCAAGTCAAGATCTCTCGTCAGCATCATGTCAAAGTTGCATGATTGTAAATATCGATACGGTTTTACAGGAACACTTGATGGAACGCAGACACACAAGTGGGTGTTAGAAGGATTATTTGGCCCGACTTACAAGATTATTCGGACAGATGAACTAATGGAGAAAGGATATTTATCCAAATTAAATATCAAAGTTTTAACTCTCAAACATCCAGCAAGAAAGTTTGAAAACTATGAAGATGAAATACAATATCTAATCACACATACACAGAGAAATAACTTCATTAAAAATCTTGCCCTTGATCTCAAAGGTAACACATTAATTTTATTTGCAAGAGTCGAAGGACATGGCGAACCCCTATATAATTTGATACAGGAGAATAATGCACTTGAACAACGACAAGTCTTCTTCGTACACGGAGGAGTTGCAACAGAAGATCGAGAAGAGGTTCGCTCAATTACAGAAATGGAGAGTAACGCAATCATTATTGCCTCTTACGGAACCTTCTCAACAGGAATCAACATTAAGAACCTTCATAATGTCATCTTTGCTTCCCCATCTAAATCTCGAATACGAAACCTTCAATCAATCGGAAGAGTCTTAAGAAAGGGAAACAATAAAACAAAGGCAACTCTATATGATATTGCCGATGATATTAGTTACAAATCAAGAAGAAATTATACACTCAATCACCTAATTGAGAGAA